AGCAGGGAATGGATCGTTAGCGATATAATCTATTGCTTGTGTTTGTGGAATGTTACGTCTTAATACAACTGTCTGAGTTGATGTTGGAATATTACCTGATGTGAATATAACTGATCCACCACCAGAGTTACCAGCACCTGTTACAGTATAGTGGGTTGTAATAGTTTTGATTGTTTCAGTTCCATCAGTAGAACGAATGATTACTTGAATATCTGAATCTTGGAATATCTTGAATGTGTATGAGAAAGTAGTTGTAGAGTTATCACCACTATAACTGTTTCTAACTGTAGTTGAAGATATTGTCATATTTAGAAACCTTTAAACAATACAGATGGTTTTGTAAACAAAAATTCTTGACCACTATCTTTTTTCATTTTTCTTTCCATTTCTCTAAGATAACCAGGTGATAATGTTTCCATAATTTGATAACCTATTGCATAATCAAATGCTGTTTTTAAATAAAATAAATTTAAAAAAGGAGTATTACCAACAACAGATTTATATGCCTGTCTTAATGCTGGATCTTTTTCTCCCCTAATTCCATATTTAATTGCTTGTAAAGCATTAAACGCTTCAGTAGCAAATGGTCCAGCAGCTGTTGCCATAATTTCTGCTCCTGTTCTTGTTTTAGAAAATAAGAAATCACCATAAATACCTAATCCACCACCTTGTAACATTGCTGCGTAAAAAGTATCTAACTTAGTAGGATCTTTTGGAGATCTACCTTTTAATAAATCTTTTGCTGACATTGCTATATAACCAAATATTCCAGCACCAACTACTAAATTTGCCATACCAAATAAACCTTTGGCTGTTTGTCCCTCTTTAATAAATGACATTTCTCTTCCAAATGCTTTTTGTAAAATAGCCATAGGAAATGCTTTAAATTGAAAAAAGAATCTCATAGCTTCACCCATTCCAGTTCCTGCCATTAATCCTTGTTTCATAAAAGCTCTTGTTCTAGCATCTGGTTCAATAACTGCGTAACTAGATCTATCTAAAAACATTCCAGATACTTTTGCTTTTAATGTATCTCTGTATAAATCTATTTGTCTTTGTGTTGCTTTTTTTAAATTCATTAAATCTAATATTTGTTCTTTAGATAAATTATCTATATTTCTAACAGAGAAAAATTCTTTACCATCATCAGCTTTTTCAACATCTAATTTTCTAATAGTATTCCACAATTTTTCATCAATACCAAAATGACTTATTAATCTTTTAAATTGTGGTTCTAAATTTGCAAAAGCTATATTTCTTTGTTTTGCAACAAAATTACTCATACCAAGCATAGCTCCTTCTTTTAAAGTATTAGTCCACCAGTTTAGTAAATTTAATTTAAAGAATGTTCTTTGTATTTTTGTAAAGTTTCTACTTAAATTATCTCCAACAGAATATCTTGCTGCTAAATCATAAATAAGATTGTCAGCCATAAATCCTAACTGTTCTGCTATTTCTTTTTTTTTTGCTGTGTTTTTAATTTTAGCTAAATTACCCATAGCTTCAGCAACACCACCTAAATAAGTTCTACCTTGATATGATAATTCTTTTGCATATAAATGAATGTCAGCCATAGCAGAAACAACAGCTCCCCCAAGTTTAGCCATTGATAAAATAGATCTACTAATTGCAGACCATTTAGCACCACCAAAATGACCAATCATATTTACAGATCCATCTATTTCTGCAAATTGATAATCATATTTTCCTTCATTTTTACCAATTTCATCTATATATTTTAATTTATTTTGTTTTGTTAATTGTTTGGCAATAGAACTTTTTATTAATTGAAAATTTTGTTTTGGTTTAGTTCCAAGAGTTGTAATCATTCCAATATTTCTTCCTGCATTATTTAATCCAAAAAAGAAAGATTCTCTTAAATTACCAGAACCAAATTTAGAATTGTAATCAAACCAATCATCTGAAGTTTTAAAATGAAGAATTCTTTTTGCAGCAAGTTTTTTAGTTAAATCTCTAGATCCAAAAACACCAGAAGAACCTTCTGCAAGAATATGACCATTTCTTACTAAAGAATTCCAAGTGAATGAAAAAAATTCATCTTTATTATCAAAACCATCAAATGTTCTTTCATCTAGTTTTGGAATTATATATTCTTTCCAAGCATTAAAATTTCTTTCAACAGAACCATTAAACTCAGCAACATTTTTATTATCTTTTAATTTTAAAACATCTGCAGCATTTCTAATTTGCATTGGATCGTGTGTTTGTCTTACAATCCAACCAGGCAATTTATCTATATTAGTACCAAGATTATTTAATTTTTTTCTAACAGATTCAGAAAATTCAGACATAATTCTAGCCATATTAACTATGTCTTGGTTTTTTTCTGTAATAGGTTTATCAGATCCTATTTCCCATATAGTTCTTGCTGTTCTTCTATCTATATCTTCATTTGCATTAGCAAATAATTCAACTAAATTATTTTGTCTTAATTTTTCTTGAAAAGCACTAACTAACATTCTGTATTCGGAAAGTTGAGCAAGAGCAACAGAAGCACGAGAACCTACTCTTTGTAGATTACTACCAACTAATATAGCAGTTAATCCTTCTGCAGGATTGTTTGGGTACTCTCTAAGAACATATTCAACTGTATTTCTAATTCTAATCTCATCTTCTAAAGCATTTCTTTGTTTTATTTTTTTTGATATTTGTTGTTCTTTTAAAATTTTATTTGCAACTTGTTCTGATAATTCATTATCTAAATTATCTAGTCTAACTTCTTTTTGTGCATCTTTAATACTTTGAATAATATCTTCTGCTTTTGCAGAGGATATAGAAGATTGTTTTAATGTTTGTTCAAGTCTATCTATACATCTATCTTTTGCCATAACTACCTTCCATTAACGCAATTAATACTATCTTTAATTGCATCTTTTAATTCTTTTTCTTTAGCAACAACTTCTTGACTATCAGTTCTTGCTTGTTTTAATTCTGCACTTTCTTCAATGTTTAAATCTTTTTGTCTTTCTTTTATAATATTTAATTCATCTTCTATTGATCTATTTTCTAAATCTAGATTTCTTTGATCAATATCTTTTTGTCTTAATACATCTTCTACTTTAATTATATCTAATTCATCTTCTTTTTTAAAAATTCTTGTTCCTTTATTATCTTCAGTAACAACTCTTTCTGTTGTGCCAATATTTTCATCTACAATTCTTGTAGTATTAACTCTTTCATTAATTGGTACAGCATCGTTAATTTGAGCTTCTCTAAGTTTAGGATCAAGATCGGCAATAGGTTTAACATTAACAGGATTATCTTCTATTAAATCTGATAAAGCTCTAGTTAATAATAATCTTCTAGTTTCTGGATCTGTTTCAGCAAGTTCTTTCATTACCCTTGATGTTTCTGGATAATATTCTCTATATAAATTTACAGCAGGATCTTCTCCATCTGTAATTCCTACTGCATTTCTAGCAGCATCAACTCTATCTTCAAATGCTCTACGAGTTCTAAAATCTTTTAATGCACCTGCTCCTATATGAAGTCCACCACCAATAATAGAACCAAAAGTAACATTTAAAAAACTATCCATTAATCCATAGTCAGCCTGTTCTGCTGTTGCTGCTGTTAATACTATTGGTTCAACTGCTGCAGCACCGACTGCTCCTTCAACAACACCTCTTATTCCTCTTGCTTTTGTTAATCCTTGTCGTGCAACTAAAGATGCAAATCTAGCTTCGCCAACTACAGGTATAAATGCTGATGCTATGTTAATAGGATCTGCAATGCTAACAGCTAATGAAGTTCCAAGTTTTGCACCACCAGTATAAAAACCAGAATTAAAAGGATTAAAAGAACCCTCTGGTCCACGAGCAATAATGCTTTGTCTTTCTCTTTCTAAAGTTTTTCTATTAACTAAAATATCAACTGTAGATTGTTTTTCATCTTCATCAAAAAATAAATCTAAATTAGAATATTTCTTATTTAATTCATCTCTTGATATTAATGGTTCATTAGTATCTTCATTTCTATTTGTTTCTAATTCAAAAAAACGAATAGCAGATGGCAGTGGATTAAAGTTCCAAGCATCTTCTGCTACAGCACCTAATGTTTCACCTAATGTTGATTTATATAAATCATATCCATTGGTTTTGACATTTTCATTAACATCTAAACCAAAGCTAATATTAGCCATATTATCTACTAAATAAAGTTATTAATGGTTCACTCTTTAATGTTTTTTTTCTTTGTTCTTGTGTAGTTTTTTTAAAATCAATAATTTCATTTGTTGTTGGTAATTTAAAAGAAGAATCATCAAAATTCATTTTAATTAATTCACCTTTTTTATTTTCAATTAAACCAATAGATCCATCAGATAATGTTACAGCTAATACAATACCATTACCATCTGCTGTATTTACCCACATACCATTTTTTTGTATTTGTACTTTAATTGCTTTATTTAATTCATCATCAGTAATTTTTTCATTGTTTGATTTAAAAGGTGCAATATCTAATTTATCTATATAAAATTCTTTTATTATATTTGCTTTTCTTTCAATATGCTGTCTTTGAGAATCAACAAGTGATTTGTTATTATAAATTTTAGGAATAAAATAAGTGTCTTTTAAATCAAAATTATTAGTAATATAACCAGTTGCTTCATCAACAGCTTTAGATTCATCTTTACCTGCAAATATTTTATTAGCAGCAATATAAGTAATAACTTCTTGTATATCAGATATTTCTTTTAATGCTTTTTCTGTGTTAAATGGATTTGATTTTACTATAACTTGTTGGAAACCAGATAATTTTGTAGCAACACTTTTTCTTAAATCATCTTTACTAATTTTATCATTGTCTTTTAAGAACTGATCTAATCTTTTTCTTTCTTCTTTATTATCAACGCTTGTTGCTTGAATAGAAAAATTCTCATCATTTAAATAAGAAACAAGTTTGGCAGTAATTGGTAATTCATTTTCACTTAATTGAGTTAATAATCTTCCATAATTATCTCCATATTGATTTTCTAAAGATTGAAGATAAGCAATTTTTTCTTGTGGTTTTTTACTATTATATTCTTGAACTGTTGCTACAGCATTTGCTTTTGGAAGAACTTTTATATTATCTGAATAAATACCAATGTTTTCTTGTGCATCAACAACGCTAGCAACATATTTTTTAAATTTTCTATCTTTAATTGTTGGATCTTGTTCTTGTTGATAATCATTAAAATTATTTTTAACAATAGGGTTATATCCTATAACTAAACTAGCTGGATCTTCTTTAGCTAATCTTGATTTTTGACTAGCAGTATTAATTAAATCTTGTTTTAATTTTAAATCAAATGCAGCAGATTCTGGTCTAATTTCAAAAGATTCAATAATTTTAGTTTCATCACCAATTTTAGAATTATAAATTTGTTTTTTAAAATCTTTTGTTTTTATAATTCCTGTTTCTTTTTCAACAAAGTCTGAATAATATTGGTTACCCATAATATCTTTAACAGCCTTTTTATCAATTTGTATTGGATTATCTGTTTCAAGAGCTGCTAAGTAATTAATAGTATTGTCTTTGATAACTGGTTTGGCATCAGAGATAGCTTCTGCTTCTAATCTTAATCTGTCTTCACCAAGAATATCTGGATAGTTATTTATATCTTTAATTCTTTGTGCTGCTTCAACAGGATTAAGATTTAAATCTTTTTTAAATTCTAATTTTTGAACTGTGCTAGGTATGTTTCTTACTTTTTTAAAATAGGTATCATTATCAATAATTAAATCATTTCTTTGTGATTCATAAAGAACACCAAGATCAGAATATAAAGTTTCTTTTTGAAGTTGATTATCAGAATATAATCCATTAGTAATAATTCTTTTTTCTTTTAATTCATCTTGATTAACTCTATCTTGAATTAAATTTTCTCTATTTTTTGCAACAACAGTTGATAAATATTTTCTTTCTTCTGTTAAATAATTATTAAGAAATAAATTTTTAACAGATGAACTTGGTGCTTCGTTTCCATATTTTTCTTTAATTATTTTTGAATATTCTAAAAATAAATTTGAACTTCCTATTGGATCTGAAGATTTAGAAAGTCTTTCTCTTGTTTCTTCTAATTCAATAGATGCTCTATTTTCTAATTCTAATGCTTTAGTTTTATCAATTACCGCTTTTTCTTTTGTATAATAATCAGTTAATGATTTTATTACTGGTTCAAATGCTGCAACTGTACTTCCAACACCAGAAATAGGAACTTGAAAAGAAGTTTTAATACTAGCTGCTTCTGCAGTTGGAATTCCTTGAGATGTAAATGTAGGTATCTTTGGCATTAGAATGATCCTGAATATCCTGTTGGATTAGAATAGTATTGAGTATATGAACTAGCACCATCTAATGTTTTTGATCCACCAAGTAAACTTGATCCAGCTCCTGATTGTGCAAAAAATGTTGCACCTTTAAATAAAGTTCCCATTGCTGCCATTCTTCCAGAAGTTCTAGCCATATCTCCTTGTATTCTATAAAAGTTTGCTTCTTCAAATTTTCTTGCTTTTGCTACATCACCATCATATTGAATTACATTTTTTTGTATTTCTGCTTCTTCAGCATTTTTCATTGCAATTCTTAATGCAGTTCCTGTTCCTTGTGTTACTCCAGCTTTAGCAGTTGATACTTCTGTTCTGCCAACAAATCTATCGTAGTCTTTATCAAATTGACCAAGTTGAAATTCTGTTCTTTTGTCTATTGAACCAGCTTCTTGTTCAGCTATTTGTGCATTTCTATTTTGTATAGCCTGATTATATTTACCTGCAGCATTTTGTTGTTGAGCTTGTACAACTGAAGTTCCTAAAACAATATATGGTATTGCTGTTGCCATTAGTAAATCCTCGCAAATCTATAATGATCAGTACCATCAAATCCGTAGCTTTTCATTAATCCTTCGTTAGTAAATCCCAACCATTTAGCAAATCTAATACCAATTCCAAAGTCTGCACGAACTGCAGTTTGTAATCTTTTAATATTATTAGATGTTGCAAGATAATCTATATTTTGCTTTACAGCTTTTGCAATCGTTATTGGATAATTCCATACATCATTCTTAGCAATGAACCAACCCTCAGCTACATTACCCCATATTCTTTTCATACCTGCTGCTGCAATAACCTTATCATTAATTAAACCTGTAAATGCTAAATGCTCTTGTTCTAGATCCATACATTCTTTATTGTTATCATTAATAATAAATGATGCGTCTTTCTGTGTAAGCATATGGTTCATTTGTGATTGCATTATCAGTTTGCCATGATCTTGTTTATAAGGAATTATAATTAA